GATACTATGAAGTAAAGAACTGGGAAGATTATAATATTGATTATCAGTATTATATAAATAAGGCAAATGAAATAGTTGATAAAGTTGACCCTGTTTTTAAGAGAGATAGAAAACTTAGAGAAAGTGGTCAAATTAGTATGTTTTAGCTATGAAAAATAAATACAAACTAACAGTATTACCAACTAACTCTCAGGTATATAGGATATACAAACTTGGCCCCCAGGACAACTGGATAGGTGTAGGGTACTACTATCTAAAGAATAAGGCAATATCGGGTAGTTTTGCTATAGGGGATATGATGGAGATAGTTAATTGTTGTAATGAAGTAAAACTGAATTAAATGAAAAGAACTATAGAGTCAATTAAAGAGAATGAGGTAGTCTGGTGCAAATCCCCCGAAGAGGCAAAAAAGTTTGAAAGGTTACTACATGAATCAGATAAGGCTTGGTGTGATGGTGATAGTTATATAGAATCAAGTAGAAGCACTGAATACTATGGACATCTTTGCTATTGGGTAAATGCAGGAGGATATTCTGCTAAAGAATATTATGAAAGTGAAAGTTACATAATCACTCCAGCTATAGAGTTTATAGAAGATCAGCAAACTGCTCCTGTAGAACAAAAAGAGGAGGAGGAAGAAGAAGATATATATGATGCAGTACTTAGTTTTAGGGAAAATCATCCAGAAGAAGTTAAGAAATTGTTTGATAGTTTAAACCCCCCTGTACAAGTGAAAAGTGTTCCTTATCAACTATGTCCAATGTGTCATGGAGAAAAACAAATAGTTAGTAGTTTAAGAAGGTCACAAGATGGACAAGTACAATCATCAATAACGATAAAGTGTCACATCTGTAAAGGGGAAGGTATTATACCTCAATTTGTAATAGAGTAACTAAACAAAAATCAAATGAAAGCATTTATAGTAACTTATGAATTAGCTGACCCCGATACACACAAGTTCGTTTGTCAGATTGATAATGCAAGTATCTTAGTAGAAGATAGACCTGATGTTATAAAAGAATTGAGGAGAATGTACCCAATGTTCAAAGTCGATTTGACAACAATAAATTGGGATACTGAAATAAACTCAGCACTTGAACATTTAGGTAAAAGACATAATGAATTTTATAATCCAATGTAATACAAAAACTCATGAAATATTTAAAAATTACTAATAAAGGAGAACTAGATATAAGGTTGATAGCTCTCATGGGAGGAACAACTAAAGCTAATGCAAAATATAAGATAGGTCAATTTGGTACGGGATTGAAATATACCCTGGCATATTTGTTCAGGAATAATCTTGATTTTAAGATATTCTCTGGAACTAATGAAGCACAAATAACTACAGAAAAAGAAGATATACAAGGAACAGAGTTTGAGATCATTTGTATAAATGGACAGAGGACATCTATAACAATAGGTATGGGTATGGAGTGGAAACCCTGGATGATCATTAGGGAAATTTGGTCAAATAGTTTAGATGAAGGAGATGCACAGAAGAACATAACAGAAGAAATAGTTGGTGAAGAAGGAATAACATCATTCTACATACAAATAACCCCCGAGATACAGGAAGTGATTAGTAATTGGGAGCAGTACTTTATGCCAGAGGAAGAAGTACCAATATTCCAAAATGGAGTATTTAAAGTTTATCCATCATCAGGTAATCTGTGTATCTATAAAAATGGTATACTGATACTAAGAGACCCTGATCAAAAATCAGTGTTTAGTTATGATTACAAAGATGCTGAAATTAATGAACTGCGAGAATTTAAAGATAGTAGGTCACTTGTTGTGTCATCAGCTATTAAATTGCTAGATTCAATATCCATAAACCACTTTGTAAATAATGTAGGCCCAGATGATTATGAAGGTAGTTCTGCAGTAGATTACAATTGGTATCAAGATTGGAGTGAGGCATGGAAATCATTTGTGATCAATAGTAGACTTATAACAGACAAGATAAAACAAAGATATAGTAGTTATGGGTATGGCTATAATGAAAAAGAATATGCTACTATCCCACAAGTACTATACAATGCTTTATCTAAAGATCTTGGTAATTTAGGAGAAATTGATACAACAGAAGATAAGAAAGATGGAGGAATTGCATTCTTTCCTATAGAGGGGACAGATGTAGAAAAGAAAGTGAAGATCTGTTTACAGGAGTTATCAGATGTGGGATATATTATACCAAAGGAAACAAAAATACTATATGGAATATATAGAAGGGAGGATTCTTATATCGTTGTAGAAAATAATAAGATTTTGGTGAATCTTGCTACTAAAGACCTTGATAAAAAGGAGATTAAGATTCACTTGATTAGGTCTTACGAACAACTAAAAAAGAGGTTTTCAGGTTCTGAAAATAGTGCTAATTATTTTATCTCAATGTACCTTGATCAAATAGTTAAAGATAAGGAAGAATTGATAGATAGTAGCCCTATTGAGCCTATATACTTAGGTTTTGAATTAACTATGCCAAATGTGGGTTCTTGGAATGGTAGATGGACAGGAGCCGATGATCTACATTATAGTAGCAAGAAAGTAAGTCTGGGTAAGTTAAAAGAACTACTGCAAGATGGGGATGTTGAAAACTTCCATTATGATTTTGGTGACGGTTGGGCAGCAAATGTCAAAGTTTATACAACTAATGCCAGGGAAAATGAAGAAAAAACAAAACTATCAAAAGGTTTCTCGGGTTATGAATGGATGATAGATAGTATCCTAGATATAGGGGAAATAATGACTAATGATAACAGATGGGAATATAAAAAGAATCAGGAAAAAGTAGAAAGCAAACTTACTCAGTAAAAATAGTTTCAAAAAGATTTTGAAATACAAAAGTAATTTGTAATTTTGTAAAGTCAATGTGAACCGTGGAAAGTTTATTGGCAAATTGGATAAACTATAAACTAATTCCCCTTTATGGGAATACAGATAAGAGACCCCAGTCAGAACTTCCACGGTTCATAAGGCTGGGGTTTTCTACTGTTACTAATCCTCATGATACCTGTAAACGAGTATAACCAGGTAAATTAATAACACAGTAAAACCAGAAAGTCTATAGGCTGCAGTAGATCCTGTAAGATTTAGCTAACTATAGAAATAAGAATGGATGTTGTGAAATTTCCTGCTCTGTGTGTAACTTCACAACAGGACCTCGTGAGAACTGTAAATGCAGCATCCCCCCGAAGTCGAGGGAACATAGATTAAGAAGCTATGAGGTTGAGGTTGGTACTGAATTGAAAAGAAGATACTCAGATAACTCTTCTTGAACCTACTGAGAGTACCTCAAACCCCTTCGGGGTAAAAGGGGAAGGTCTCACGAGGGAAAAAGTTCTTATCAAAATAAGTGTAAGTGTAAAACGTATGGAAAACGAACTAATAGAAGTAGAAATAACTGTCAGTAAGAAAAACAAATTCAAGTTACTGGTAGATGAGTATACAGCAAGTAATTTACAGGCATGTATAGATAACTGGAGTATGAGAACAAATAAGTATACACAGCAGTCATTAGCAGACTATATAAATAGTAAGGATTATGCAGGATGTAAAGCAAAAATAATAAAATCGTAAGTTATGATAATAACAGATGAAATAATTACAAAAGCAGGAGAGTTAGAAGAAACTTTTCACGCACAAATAAATCAGATAATAGAGAAAGGAAGTAGTACTGTTAGTTATGAAAGTATGAGATCAGCAGTAGTTAATCTCAAATTAGCTGAACTGGAGTTACGTATAGAGAAACTGGAAAATGGTAAAGTAGATAAACTTTCCCCCTCAGAAGCAAGTGAACTTTTAAAAGATATTAAATAACAATCAAAAAATCAAAAACAATGTTAAAAACACCAAGTACACAGCAATTAGTAGAAGTAGCTAATGAAGGACTCGTAGCACTTTTAGACCAAAATGTATTAATCTTTTGTTTTAACTATTTCTATTATGGTAAATTAGTAGGAGTAAATGATAGTTGTATAAAACTGCAAAATGTATATCAGGTATTTGAAACTGGTGCGTTTAGTGATAGTAAGTACAAAGATGCTCAAAAGTTAGCAGAAGAATGGTATATACAGATATCAGCAATTGAAAGTTTTGGTAAATCGTTTAAGGTTACTTCTCTTTAAAACTAATTTTATGCAAATAGCAAGTAGGCCACATGCAAATAGATATAGGTCAAGGTCATGGTCAGGGTCAGGGTCAAGGTCAAGGTCATGGTCATGGTCAAGGTCAGGGTCATGGTCATGGTCATGGTCAAGGTCAGGGTCATGGTCATGGTCAGGGTCAGGGTCAGGGTCAAGGTCATGGTCATGGTCAGGGTCAGGGTCAAGGTCAGGGTCAAGGTCAGTATAAAAAATTTCTATAAACCCTATCACTTATTGATTAAATCGTACACAAAATGAACTTAATAGATATAAACGAATCGCAAATTAAAGCTTTAAGTAAAGTTTCTCTTAACCTCACACACTTTTGGTTACTACACCTACTCTCGGGGGTAGATACAGTAGTATATATCCCCCAGATAAGAGAAAGAAAGTTATTAGAAGATAGAGGGTTAATTAGTAAGAAAGGTATCCTACCAGCAGGGGAAGCGTTTTATAAACAGATATGTGATACTAAGTTAGAAACCCCCGTGAGTAAGAAAGTGAAGGAAGAGGCAATAGATAATGGTTTTAGTGAGTTCTGGAATAGTTATCCAGCAAGTGCTAACTTCTCATATCGGGGAATGACATTCAAGTCAGAGAGAGCCTTAAGAAGCAATAAGCAAGTATGTGAGATGCTATACAACGCAGCTATCTCTAAAGGGGAAGTAACCAAAGAACAGATACTGGCAGCACTTAAATACCAGGTACGGGAAGCAAAAGAAGCAAGTTTTAAAACAGGTACAAATAAGCTACAGTTCTTCCCTGGGGTAGAACCCTATTTGAGACAAGAAAAGTATATGGCTTTCATAGAAGTAGCTACAGAACATTCAGATGAACAACCAAGTGATTCTTGTTGGGCATAGTTAAACCAAAAAAATAACAAAATGGATATAGCAATAATAGCACAGGAGAAAATAAATAAACTTGTGTCAGATGGTTCAATAGACACCATGATAGAAACACAGATAAAGAAAACACTGGAATCAACAATAAGTGATGTATTCAGGGAATATAGTGATTTTGGTAAGGATTTGAAAAAGGTAATCAGCGATAAGTTAAAAGTTAACCTTGAACAAATTGATATTCCCCTATACAGCAATAAAATAATGCAGGTTATAAAAACTACATTGGTGGCAACTGCATTAGAACCATCCATAAAAAGGATACAGGAATCAGTAAATAGTTGTCTTAATCAAATAGAAAAGAAGAACTGGAAATTGTCAGAGATCATACGAAAATATCTAAATGACAATTATGGAAATGAAGATGCTACCTATGAAACAACAGAACCTGAATATAGTAGTTTCTGGGTCAATATAGGGAATAAAAAAGCATCATACAGTTATGGTACTAAAAATGATAAAGATCTACGGTTAATAGTAGACAGCAAGACAAATGTGATCAGGAATGTATGGTATCAAAATAAGCCCCTGAATGGTTTAAAAGTAGATAGGTTATACAATTTTGAAATGTTCCTAATGGGGTTATGGATAAATGAATGTGTACTGGAAATAGATGAAGATGAATCCGATGAAGCCTGTATAAGAGAAAATGAATGTCACTGTTAAAAATCAAAAATTATGTACATAGTAATAGAATGTTGGCCTGATGCAGAACATGCAGAAATAGTAAGTGTACCAGAAACAGGTTGGAACAAAACATTTGATACAAGAGAGGAAGCACAAGAAGAAGTTGATGATTGTCAAAATGGAATAATAATAGAGATATGAGTTTAAGCTCCGAGTTAGATCATCAAATACAAGTAGCAAGGAAAGGTAAATCAGGAGTAATCCCTGTAGCATACAATCGTGTAAAAGATTATATAGACATTGCTAAAAACACACTCTATAGTATAGCTGGAGAAACAGGTGTAGGTAAAAGCACCCTTGCTGTTGATATGTTCCTAGTAAATCCGATTATGTGGTATCTGGCTAATAAAAACGACAATATCAAACTATCGGTTATCTATCTGTCAATGGAGCGAAAGTTGTATATGATGACCAGCCGAATTATCAGCAGATTGATCTATGAGGAACAAGGTATAGAAATTCCCCCGAAGAAGATATTGGGCCGTAATGGGGGGTATCAATTAACAGATAGTGAATATGCCTTAGTACAAGAGTATTACAAACGAATAGATGAATGGGAAAAGGACGATGTGTTGATATGTCAGGAAGGTTCAAAGAATAGTACCGGGATAAGTATGTTCCTGGAAGAGTTTGCTAAGAGAAATGGTAAAATAACACTAAAGGATAAAGAAGATAAGAGTTATGAGAACATCCTGGCAAAACCAAAAACATACGAACCAACTCACCCAAATCATATAGTAATTATCATCACTGATCATATAGGTATCTTAACCCCGGAAGACAAGGGTGCAAAAACAAAGAGTACTATAGATGTATTCAGTAGGGTAATGAGGGAAGCAAGGGATGTATATGGGTTTTCCCCGGTAATAGTGCAACAGATGAATAGAAACCTCTCAGATGTACATAGACATAAAATGGGGGAACTAAAACCTAAGTTGAGCGACATCGCCGATAGTTCAAACACTAGTCATGATTCCGATGTAGTCATTATTCTACATGACCCCTTGAGGCATAATGGGGAAGTTAGAGAAGCAGGTTTTGATGTTAAACGATTTAAGGATAAATTTCACAGGAATTTTTATAGATCATTGCACATAGTTAAGAACAGTTTTGAGGCTTCTGACGTACCTTTCCCAATGGGCTTTCATCCAATTTACGGTATGTTAGCCACACTACCTCGAGGGGATAAAATTACGGAAGATATCTACAGAGAAGTATTATCAGGTCAGTACTTTCTTAGTAATGGGGATAGTCAAGAGAACATCGAAGAACAAGTTAAAAAACCATTTAAGTTTGGACAAAAATAAATAAGTTATGATAGAAAATCCTACAGAAAAACAATTAGAATCAGTACTACAAAAATTAAAAGATGCTGATCCACAATTCGATTTAAACATTGAATTTGGCAGATTGCTGATGATACATATCAATGATTTTACCCCTGAACAAAGGAATAGATATGATGAACTAAAAGTAATTTTAAAACAAAATTATGGAACAACAAAATGATAATGCCCCCGAGACACAGAAAAGTTATGTGCAGGAATTTTTAGAACAAGTTAAAGATACAGATGGTAATTATCAAAAACTGTTTGCAGAAGATTGTATAGAAAGATATATGACAAGTACTGACTTTCAAGGTTTCTGTAAAGAACTGGAAGCACTACAAAATATGAGAGATGCACTAGGTGACTATCTAAAGTATTTAGAAACTAAACATGAACAGTAATGGGATACAGTACACAGTTTAAAGGAGAGTTGCAATTTACAAAAGAATTAAAAGCAACAGAGTTAGCTAAGATAAAAAGTTTCTTAGGAGAAGATTGTAGAGATCATCCTGAATGGGGAAGAACCGATCTTACCTATATCGACCTGGAGTTATTGGATAATTTTTCAGGTCTACAATGGGATGGTGCAGAAAAAACATATGACTTAATAGAAAAAGTAAACCTGATAATACATGAGATGCAAAAAGACTTTCCCGATTTTGGCCTACAGGGAGAATTGTTAGCTCAGGGGGAAAGTATAAATGATAGGTGGATACTAAACATAGAAAATAATGTAGCAGTAGAAAGGAGACTAGCGGTGACTGGTAATAAAGTTACATGCCCTCATTGTGGAAAAGAATTCATCTTAGAAGAAAGTAAAAACAACTAAATAAATTATATGGAACAACAAGAAAAGAAAAAAGATGAGATCGTATTACCAACAGTTTCCCAAAAAGCAAAAACTGTAAATGCTAAAACAATGTGCATATATGGAAAGCCTAAAGTGGGTAAGACTACTGCCTTATCACAGTTAAAGAACTGTTTGATAATTGATACAGAAAAAGGTACTGCATTTATTGATGGTATAATAATGTCCCCTCCAGAAGATGCTGGTCCAGTTACCAGGTTTAATTGGTTAAAGGATGTAGCAAAGAAAATAAAAGAAGCCGGACGACCTTATGATTTTGTAGCAATTGACACATTATCACAATTGGATTCTGATTCAGAATGGGCAGGAACATTTCGGTTCATGAATAGTATAGCAGGAAAAAACTTCAATAGAGATAGTGCTGGGAATAAATTAAAACCGACAGATTCAAGTTATGAAAGTGTACTATCTCTCCCGAATGGTTATGGGTATAGATGGAGTCGCGATGAGATAATGGACCTATATGATGAGCTAAAAGACTTGGGTAAAATCTGTACAATCTTTGTATGTCACGTAGCTGATAAGATGGTAGCCAATAAAGGAAATGAGCAGGTTATGGTAAAGGATTTAGCACTAACGGGGAAAGTGCGTGATCTGATACCAAGGTTGGTAGATGCTATAGGTAATGTATGGAATGAAGATGGTAAGCTAATGATCTCATTTGTTGGAGATAATGAGAAGATTGGAGGCGTTCGTGCTAAACATTTACTAGGGTACAATAAAGAATTAATTTGGGACGAGATTTTTATAAAAGAATAATAAATAGAAACAATTAACTAACAACTAAACAAAAACTAATATGAAACTAGGAGAAAAGAAAGAGTTTGATAGAAAATTATATACAGGATTTGCTCTTGTCGAGGTTGTGGCTATAAATCCCACAAGGGAATCCTTAGCAAAAATTAAGGGCTATGAGATCAAACCCCCGGAAGAAGGTAAGAGTGCCCCTACTGAATTTGTATACGAAGGTATTGCAGATGGTAATGACTTTTTAGATATAGTATTCTATCTAAAGGTACTTAACCATGATGATAAACCAATTATGCCTGTGAGGTTCAGGCTAATAGATAAAGATGTAACATCAGAAAAAGATGAGAATGGTGTAAAGACAATTAAGTACCAATGGGTAAACGCTCAGGGTGGAAGTACGTGGGTAGATGAAGAAAAGAACCTGCTGGAAAAATTTAAAAAAGTACAGGTAAAAGGACAGAACATAGCAGATAGAGTTTATCGTCTTGCTATTCAGGGGGAAGCTAATTTTTATGGGTTCCTTCAGGCATGGTTGGATAAAGGGGTTGCGTTCTTTGGTGAGGCATCTGTAGATACGAATATCTTGATCGATAAGAAAAAAGCCTTGCGTAACATAGACATATACATAAAAAATGAACTTAAACCACTATTGGGGAGTGAACAAGTTGGTAAATTCAACGCATTGGCGATGGTTAATATCTCTGAGAAAGATGGTAAGATAAACCATTTCCAAAATGTCTATAACAACTTCTGGCCTGAATGGAAGTTTAAGTCAATGGTAACATCTGTTAATACAGGAGACTGGAACATCAATGCTGATACTATTAAGAGTTATGAGTATCTTACTAAGGCATTGAAAAAGAGTGCTTACTCTTTAGGGTGGATAAAATTGTTTAACCCTGACGAACATCTTTCTGCAACTAATGAAACATTTAAACCTGCCCCTGGAGAAGAAAAGGAAATTGATGCTGATTACTAACCCGATAGAGTTCACGACTTAAAGAGGGGAGCAGAAATGTTCTCCTCTTAATTTTCTAAAAACTATAAAAACGAGATAAATGAAATTACTATTTAACAAGAACATAGGAGAAGTTTTTTACAAACACCCTGTAACAGATGAAGAGGTGAGTATCTTTCCGACAGAAGATATAAATCATGACGCTATAGAAGAAATGCTTAGTGGTTATAATGCAGAGTATTCTCTTAGCAGGGTAAAGAGTAATATGGAGACAGATACCCGTCTTACAGGGGATGAGATAGACTATATCATAGAACAACTGGAGATGTTTGAAGAGAGTCAGGAAACTGCTGGTAATGAAGCAGAAACAGGTACTCCCTGGACAGATGAAGACGGTGCAACGTTTGTGCAAAAAGCAAATGCCCCTGTAGGTACTGTAATCGAACCGGAAGATAAGATAGATGCACAGATAAAGAAAGGTGAAGAACTGATAGAAGCATTGCCAAAACCAAGGAAAACACGTCAACCAAGAACTACCATATCATCTGTTCCGGGGGCAAGTAAGAGAACCTTAACTCCACAAGAGTATATGCAGAGTTTGCAGGAGAAAATGGACCTTACTAAACTGTTATCAGAAACACATACCCCCGAGATACCAGAAGGGTTAACGAAGGATGGTAGAAAACTGATGGTAGAGTTTGCCAGCGATTATAATAAGTTGATAGTAGAGTACCTAGAAAAAATACAAAATCTGTGAGCTATGGGATATAGATGGAAACCAAATGCAACTCAAAGAAAAGCATTTGCAGAAAAAATGAAAGACCCAGATGAGAAAAAGATTTATGAAGATAGGAAGTGGGTAAAAACTCATTATAGTAATGATCCAAGAAGTTTCAAACATAAGTCATTTATACCGACTCAATTTCAATATGATAATGCTATGAATTTTCTTAGAGAGAAATTACTAACTTCTCAACAAGAAGATGCTTGCAATCAAGTAATATCGGGGTTTATTTGTCAGAATAAAATACACCATGACTATATACACATAGTAAATGAATTAACAAGAAACAACTAACCAAAAACCAAGGGAATGTTAGAAGAGCAAAAGAATGAACCCCGATATCGACTATGTGACATACTTGGTCTTGCATCGTGTTTGGCAGATGAGGACTTTAAAAAAGAACTTGCTAAAGAGAAGATACCAGATATAGATATCTATGAGATAGTGCCAAAGATGGTAGAGGGGGAAGGAGAGGAAGTAATACGATTAGTGAAACAGATAAAACCAAGGTGGGCAACAATTTATTTTAATATACGCGAAGAATATATAAAGCTACTGGAAACGTTTATCAAAAAGGAGTAGTAAATTTACTCTTCACACACAAAAATCTTTCTGTATGGTGCTCGCAGCAAAAAAGGTAGAAATTACCCGGGACTTCGTATTCTCAAAAATTAGCTCAAGTGACATATATAGCAGAGAACTTCCGGGAATACAAATAGGACAGGCAGTATGCTCCCCACTACGAAAAGATAGGTCACCGAGCATGATATTAAAGATCGGACAGGCAGGTGAGATGAGACATAAAGATATGGCCTATCCAGACGATGAACGGTTCAGTGGAGGGGCAGTAGACTTTGTAATGTCCAGGTATGGGTTATCATATGGAAAAGCTCTGGAAAAGATATCACAGGACTTTTGCTTACTAGAAGGGGAGAAGGTGTATAGGGAGATAACAGATAAGTATGTAAAGCCTGTTATGGATATTAAACGTTCATGTTTTATTCAAGTATCAGCGAGGGGTTGGGAAAAACGTGATGTTCAATATTGGGAACAGTTTGGTATTGGTGTAGAACAATTAAATAAAGAAAATGTGTACCCCTTGAAGGAAGCATTTATAAATAGAAAGAATGTATTTTCAGAATCAGAATCTAAAAAAGAAATCGCATACATCTATCGTTACACAAATGGTTTTAAATTGTATTACCCCACTAGAGAAAAATCTGAAAAATGGAAAAATAACATAAAGTCAAATGTTGTCGAAGGATTAGAAAAAGTAAATGGTCAGGAGAAAGTAATTATAACAAAAAGTAAGAAGGATAAAATTGTGCTCAATAACTGTTTAGAGCCATTTCACGTACTTGTCCTGAGTGTCCAAAATGAATGTGCAGCAGGAATAACCCCAGAACTTTTAAATCGGCTAAAGGGGAAGCAAATCTATATAGGATTTGATTGCGATGATCCAGGTCGTAAGGCAAGTTTGAAGATTAATGAAGATCATCCGGAATTTCGACATGTCAATGTACCAACAAGTTTATGGGAAACACAACAGATCAAAGACTGGGCCGATTGGTATAAAGGTTATGGTAAAGAAGTTCTGTTAGATCATTTCAAAACCAAGAAAATTATATGAATATAAATGACGCAGTAGAAATCTCGTCCAGAGGATATAATAATACACTAAATAATGCTCAAATAGTCTTAGTAGATGCTTATATACAATGTGTATTAGAAGAACCAATGTTAGATTATAGAGAAATTATGGAGTTAACAGAATTGTTTGAACAAATACTAAATAAAATATGAGAGAATTATATGGAGATAAAACAATAGAACAATGGGCAGGTCACACCCAAGAAGATGTAGAAGAAACCTATGACTACAGAGCAGGTTTTATAAAAGGTTGGACATCTGCACAAGAGGAAGATTACAAAGAAATAGCAAGAATAACACAACTATTAAAAGAGGAACTTCTAAGTGATAGAGATTGGAGTAAATCACTAAAAGAAGAAACGTGGATAGAGTATTGTCATGCAAATAAAATAAAGATATGAAGACAATTGATGAAGTAATTAAACAACTACACGAAGTAGGAATAGACCAATATGGTTATGAAGTGCTATCTGTGTGGGGGAAAACAATCATTCAGGAATGTGCAGATAATTTTGAGTGTACAACTGAAAGTGTTTATGTACCAGGTGCTGAAAACGAGTTACAAGAACATCCTGTATTAGTTCGTGATAGTATTTTACGTGTTAAAGAAATGATCAAATGATAACAGCAACAGAAGATAACATAGTTAAGATACTGGATATAGGGAAAAATCAGGTAAGTCCGGAACTTAAAAACCTGCTGGAAGGGCATGAAGCCTGGAAAGATACAGATGATGAGTTAAATGAACACATCTACCAGTTTGATGAAACTCTATACACTATACAGTGGGGAGATGAATCGTTTGAAGAAATGAAGGAGATAGCAATTTTGTGTAACAAGTTCGAGTGTAATTATTTTAGATTAATAACAGTATAAGTTATGGAATCAGCTAGACAATTTTTCCTAAAAGAGTATCTGCCAACAACATCAGATACAGATAGAGAGTTATGGTTAAGAAGCAGTGAAAGTGGCCAGAAGTTCCTATAAATTATGAAAAAGTATGCTCAAGAGGTTGTTGATGAGTGCATAGATAGTATTACTTCCTTGGGACGACATAGCTAGTGAAGTAGTAGATATATTACCTGATGACTTTCTCACAGAAATGCCACAATATGCAAAAAGAATAGATGATGCTATAGAAAGCAATATCGAAGAGATAGAAAAGAATATAAGGAACGTGTATTACCAAATTTAAAGTTATGATAGAAACAGAAATAAATACAGGAGTAATAGAAAAATCCCCACTAGAAAAGATCGTAGATACTCTTGAGTACCAGAAAAAGATCAAATCAGATATCGTAGTACCCTCAGGTATGATCAGGTACGATGGTCTATCGGGGTTATTAAATGCCACTAACTACGAGTATGCACTTACTGATCATACTCACTCACAAATAAGCCAAAAGTTAGAAATACCAATAGGGTATTATAAAAGAATGTTATCAGACACACCTGATCTGTTAGCATCTAATATCAATACCTGGTTATCACGTAAAGAAAAGACAAAGTATCTGTTACGGACCTTTAACTATGACATAGAAGGGACAAGTAACCTTTGTAGGGCAATGTTGTCAGATAGGTACAGCATCTTAGATAACTATGATGTACTCATAGCAGCACTGGAAGCTATCAAAAAGACAGGCATTCATGTAGAGATAGTAAAGGCAGAGATAACAGAGAGAAGGATGTATCTACATGTAGTCGCCCCCGAGATACACATAGAGGCTACAGAGTTGTTAGACGGTTATTTAGCCAATACAGGAGAAGCAAGGTTGAATAACGGTATCATCAGTGGTATGGTAATAACCAATAGTGAAATAGGTTTATCAAGGTTTGAAGTTTCGGCAAGAGCACAAGTTCTAAAATGCCGTAACGGAATGCACGATAGAGACGCTGCTTTTCGTAAGACACATCTGGGGGCAAAAATGAATGAGGGATATGTAGAGTGGTCACAGGGGACAAAGAACAAGAACTATGAACTTATCATCAGTCAGGTATCGGATGCGGTAAAGACGTACTTGTCTACAGAGTATTTAGGTAATTTAACCAGCAGGTTGCTGGCACATAAGTATGATAAGATAGAAAACCCTAAAGATGTAATAGAAGTAGTGTCGGCAGAGATAGGTATCCCCGAGATACACCAACAGCAGATACTTAAACACTTTTACCGGGATGGGGATGAGAGTTCTTTTGGTCTGTTAAGTGCATTTACCAGGGAATCACAGAAAGTAAATGCTGATCTGGCATACGAAATGGAAAGTACAGCAATGGAGTTATTACCAAAGTTTCACAGGTTTGATAAACAAGTTACAAGTAAAAACTAAAAACAAATGGGACGTATAAGTCAAGACGCAGCACATAGTGCATCAGTTAAAATAGTTGCCCCTATACAGAAGAAGATAGAAGAGGTTAATAAAGAGATCAAGGAGTTTCTTACAGTAGTTTATCTGGAAACTGTTCCCCCTGAGGTGATGAAGTTATGGAGGAAACATAGTGAGTGGATGTATCACTTATCAACAGTTTATCCGAAAGGTGTAGGTATAGCCAGTAGTGGTTCACAATCTATAGAAAGTTCTCCTAATAATAGTGGAGGTTATTCAAAAGATTTACACTTATCAAAAGAACAAGCCGCTATTTATGTAAAGCTTATAGACAAAAGAGATGAGCTTAAGGAAAAGTATAAAAATACCCAAAAAGAGATAGAAGTAGCTATCCTATCCCTGGGTACTCATAAAAAAGTAGCAGACCAGTTTCCTGAGGTAGCTGGTTTTTTCATAGAGGGAGTTAAGGAAAATACACAACTGATCGTACAACTTGCCCCTGTACGTGAAAAGGTAAAGTGCTTAGTGAGTGAAGATCAGGAAAAGAAGTGCATAGATAAGTTATAAAAAACTAGTTACAGGATAAGACAGAGAGCAGGTAGGGGTCTATCTGTTCTCGTTTTATTCCTCTTGAGCAGCAAAAATAAAAAAGATATGAAAAGTATAAAGAATTGGTTCAGAACCTTAGCGGCGTTATTATTTATAACTCTTGTGGCTGGTCCTGCAATGGTAATCTGGGTAGTTTTAAAAATAATTACTCTTGGAGAAATGAAAATATGGGTATCTCCCACAAGTACAGATAGTTGGTATTATCACACTATAGAAAGAATAGCTGGACCAGATAGTTGGCTTATAAGCTAGCACACTTATCTTGTAGTGGGGGAGTGACAGAAAGTAGTTATTACCTAGTAACATTAACAATTATTAACAAAATAAATAAAATAGTTTGGTTTATACCAAACTTTTCAGTAGTTTTGTGTTATGAGAAATCCATCAATACTGAAAACTCTACAAGGAGTAACTATTAATCCAGAAAGAGATTTAAAAAGGTTCAAGGAAATAAACGGTTCTGATATAAAGTTTATGATAGCAATTTGTACTTTATCAAATGATTCTGGAGTAATGGAATTATCACCAACTTCTCGTCAAAAAATGATGCAAATTTTTGATATAGGTAAAGCTACCCTATCTGGAAAAATGTCAGAGCTTAGAGAAAAGGGTTTGATTAAGATTTATAATCATACAGCAATGGTTAACCCCGATTACATGTACAAAGGTTCACAAAAAGATTATAATGTAAGAAAGAAAATGTTCGAAAAGATTGAACAGGCTTTAAAGATAAAGGGGGAAGTCAAAACTTATATAATGATAGACCTAACAAATGGATATTATAAAATAGGGAAATCAGACAATCCAATAAAGCGTGAAAAAACATTGCAATCTGAAAAGCCAATGATAGAACTATTACATGTTATTGATAAAAATGTAGAAGCAAAATTGCACAAACAATATGCAGGGAAAAGAGTAAGAGGAGAATGGTTTAATTTAGCAACTGACGATATAGAAGAAATTATAAATGGTAACGGTAACAACCAAACTAATGAACAAGAGGAATTTGAAAATGATCAAAAATAAACAATTATGTCTTGGATAATAATAACAATACTATCATTTATAGTTATAGTAGAAAGTATAATAATATGGCTACTGAGTTCTTTTATTGATACCACATTAAGTCATAAAGATGATATTGCTCAATCTCGAATAACTGCCTGGAAACAAGTACAGAAAGTGGAAGAAGAAAGTAATAAATGGAAGAGTATGTACGAGAAAGAAAGGAGACAATCTGAACACAAATCACGTAAGATAGAGTCGTTCTATCGAGGGGTAATTAGAAAAACTGAAAATGATCAAAAATAAAGAGTATGAAAAAGAAAATAGCAATCAATATAGATGCTAAGGGTAAAGATAAAGAAGCCTGTATAAAAGAAGTAGAAAAAGCATTTAAAGAGGTGAGAAGAGGAATAATAAATGATGATTTATCAGGTGGAGGAATACATAGCCCATACGAAGAAAACCCAAATAATTATGAGTACAACTTCACTATAGAAACTAATAAGTAATGGAAAATAAAGTACAGACAATACAGATACTGGGTCATTGTGTAAAGTATGAAATATTAGAAAGGTATGATGATATAATAATTTTAAAAGCAATGATAGAAACTGCTATAAAAGAGGGAGATGTTTATCATGACATAAGGATATCGAATCCATGTGGTGGACTATCCTTAGATATGAAAATAGGTAGATGGTGGATAGAAAACCCCTGGAAAGAGTTATGTAATGATATGTACCTAAAATTGTTGAAAAATAATGTGCCTGATATACGTGATAAGTATACACTAAATGAACGATATAAAAAACTGAAAGAAAATGATAAAGGATAGAATACAAGTACTACAACATGATATAGACCTGGAACTAAGTGTAAGTATCCCCCTTACTGAGAGAAGTAATTTTATGAAAGAACTAATTGTTAATATAGAAGATGAAATTCATAACGGTAGTTCTTCTGGGATGGAACCAATGTACTATACAGAGGAGATATCAGAACAAGAGTTAGAAACTGATGTTGATGTAATATGGTCAATAGTAAACTGGAAAGAAATCGCTGATCAACTCTATAAAGCAATTAATCAACATACCTATCAGGAAACAGGTACAAAGGATTTGATTGAAGCAGTAAAACAATATGAAGATGCAACAGAAACAAAAAAGGTATAAAATCTGGATAAAAGGTAGTTTCTACCAATTAGAAATGTATGCAGTTAATAAAACTGAATGCAAAAAGTTGACAAAAGAATTTTATGGCAAATACCCTTATTTAATAGAAGAAGATGCAACAGGAAAATAATGAATTAGATAAAGAGGTTCTGAAAGCTGTTTCTAAAATAGTTACAATGAGAGAACTGTTAGATGATATATACAGTTACCTGTTTGATATGTATGGAGAAGCAAATATAGATAGTGGTTCAAGAAGTGGAGATTTGATGAAACGTTATGAAAAACTAATGGAAAATGAGAGTCAAAATAGAAGAAGATGTACTAAATGACGCTCTTGATACAATAAGAGGAGCTACAGATTGTGTAAATCATCTAAAAGCTGAGAACAAGAAACTTAAAGAAGTATTACAACTAATAGTAAAGAGCTTTCCAAGAGAAGTATTAAGTGATCAAATAGGTGAGGAATGGAATGATATAGAGGAATTGATAAATAACTTACCATGATAACAAAAACAGTACTAAATAAAGAAGATACGAAATTAGTATCACGGATATTATCAGATTACTGGTGTTTAAAAACAGGAAGCACAAGTCTAAATAGTGATGGATCTGGTAATATAAATGATCTGGAGATACTGGATAAATTGAGTTTTATAAAAGAAATAATACAAGAACCTGATGAAGAAAATAGAAATTGATCCAATACCAGATAAGTTACTAAAAATAAAGAATGGGTATAAAATAGCAGCGATAACATATATTGTTCATTGTATAATGGGGAATATAGCAGATTGTACAAGTCATCTCAGTATCAAAGAACGAGAGAAGGTAAATAAAGAAGTGGATAAAATTGTAGATGGTTTAATGGTTAAAAGGAGAAAATTACATGGACTACAGTAAAATAGAAAGTAAGTTTGGAAAATGGGGGAAATATTTTCGCCTTTTCATAGAGAGTGAAAAATTTGATGAGATATTCAGAGCACTTAAAGCACGTAAGGGAAAGGTAAATACAGCCCCCGAGAGTAGTGATTTATTCAGAGCTTTTTCTACCTGTGATCCTGATAACCTAAAGGTGATACTGTGTGGTATCGCACCCTATCATACCTTCGTAGATAAGAAGCCTGTAGCAGATGGCTTAATGATGTCAACAAGCAGAACTAAAAAACTACAACCTTCTCTTGAACAGGTTTATGGGGACTGGGAAAAAACATACAATGACACAATAGATGTACAAATGATACAGGACCCTGACTTGGAGTATTTAAGTAAACAAGGGGTGTTATTGTATAATGTAGCATTAACAGTACAGGAAGGTAAACCCTGCAGCGACAATGACCTATGGAAAGAGTTTGATAAGTTCTTCTGGGAAGAGGTTATTAATAAGTATTTTCGTGGAATAGTATGTGTTTTTATGGGAGTACAGTGTCATAAGAGTGCTAACTATCTGTTACCAATGGTACACTATCCCTTTACCATTTCACACCCCGCGAGTGCGTCATATAATAACACAACTTGGGATAGTGGGGGGATATGGTTAAAGATAGATAAAATACTGGAACAGAACAATGGAGTAAAAATTAAGTGGTATAAAAGAAAAGGAGAGGATGAAGAAAATTACCCCGAATGGGTAACAAAATCAATGTATCAGAAATCACAGGTAAATGAAGATGAAGTTTTATCGGATCTCCCCTGGAGCAAAAAGAAGTAATTATGAAAACAAAAATAATAGAAAATGAGCAGAATAGAGTATGAATACACAGATCGGGAGCAAGAACTGTATTCGCAATCACAAGAACAAGGTGATGGTAACGAACCCCCAGACAAGGTAACTAAATGGATAGTACTCGCTATTGTGATAGGAGTACTCCTTGGAACATTAATAACACATAAACACTAAGTAATGAGCACAAGAATAGATAAAAAAGATACCCTTGATATAGCAGATGGAATAGCAAAACAGATATATACAGCTCTTCAAAATGCACATATAGGAAATATAAATTCTCCTCATGTATGGATAAGGGAAATCATACAAGAAGGTCTAAATGACTGGATAAGTGATTGTGAAATAGAAGATGCCATGAATGGTGATTATCAACCTTAATACTACACATATATGTCAAAAACGATAGAAGAAATACAAGTAGATAAAAAGTTTCTGAAATGGTTCTCAAAAAATGGTTACCATGTAAGCTATTCCAATAAACATATTCCTGTATATTGGAATAAAAATGACTCCCCGGGAACTAAAGATAATATAACAGGAGATACTCTAGGACAAACTTGTTACGATTTGGTAGAAATTTATAAAATTTACGAAAAAAGAAATAACGCAAATCATGCCAAAGACAATAACAATTTATGGTAATTACGGAGAACTGATAGCAAGTGTCAGGACAGGTAAGGTAACTGAGTACAGACCAGAATCAGAAGATGATAAAGAGTATGCAGCTATTACCCAAATAGATGTGAGAGAGTATGAGAATGCTTATCATCAGAAACTACGTGGCGGGGAAGTTATTGATATTCTGGATGTTGGGTATCATTACATAAATAGTTCCGGGGATAGTTGTTATGAGCCATGTATTAAAGAACGAAGAGAAGAAAGAAGTAAAATAGATTAGTTATGAAATGGATACAACTATATAGAGATGGGGAAGAGATAATAGCAAGTGATGGTGTCTTACCTGTATATACTAAGCTATTTAAAGAAGAAGTTATAGAAAGAAACAAAAGGTTTGAAAAGAATTTCCCCCACAAGGTAGCAGATGAATTTGCTGTATATAGGGGAAGAATTGGTTCAGAACAAGGTAAACGAATAAAGTTATGATAGAAGATATAATAATAGCCAAGAATATAGTAAATCAACTATTCGATCTGGCAGAAGTACCAGTAGAGAAAAGACAGGAGATAAATGATAGGTGTGATGAGTTTGTAGTATCGATAATAGAACCATATACATTAGATGCCGCTAAATGGAAAGCATTTATAAGAACCTATAACAAAAAATCATAGAAAATGGCAAAGTACATAATAATGAATCATACAGACGGGATAACTGCTACACCAGATTTGTATACAAGTAAGAAAAAAGCACAGGAAGTAATTGATAAACTACGAGATAACTTCAGACGTATACAGGGGTATTACAGAACAAACAGAATGGAGAAAATTAGTCCAGATGATATAAACTATCAAATAATAAAGTTATGATAAATGGTGAAATTATGAAGAAAGGTCAAATAGCAGATGCAGAAAGATATGCACTAAACGAGTTTGATAAATGGAATGATATAACAGGTGCAATAGAAAAGAACTGTGGTTGGTATTATGAAATGCAGTCAGTGATAGAAGATGCTGTTCATATAGGTATACAAATGGCACTTTATGGAAAGGTAAATTATAATGAAGATAATGAAGTAATCAAAGAGAAATAACATGGAAAAAGTAAAAAGAATACCAATAACAGCAGCAAAAGAAATTGCTAAATTAGGATATGATGAAGTAATCATAGTAGGTTGCCAATACGAAGATGGTATACAACATGTAACAACTTATGGAAAATCCCAAGCTGCATGTGAAAATGCAGCACTTGGGGGTAATGTTATAAAGAAGTTATTGAAATGGCCTGAAGACAAGTGTAAGGCAAAACCTACCCGGCAATGGAAAAGAGAGAAGTACGAAGCTATGGAAAAAGTACTGAAAGGTTTTGTATCAGCAGTAGAGAATCCAGATGAAAATGATTCACTAAATTTGGCAAGGTTAGTGGGATTATCTGTACTAGCAAGAAATATAGTAGGTGGAGAAAAAGGAGAAGCAATTGATAAATATAAAAACTAAAATTATGACAGAAATACAAGATTTTATAGAAAAATTTTACCCTGATTATAGTAATAGCGATGAGATAGCATACCTAAATGATTTAAATAAATTAGTAGAAGGTGATTATGAAGATGGGGATAGTGCAGATATACTGCTACAAAGAGTTTGGTATGGTCATATCGAAAGTAATTTAATACCAATAGAACAACAGAAGCAATACATAAGAGTATTAGAAAAAGCTATAGAATCATTTATAAATAATGAATCATTAGCAAATAAATTAATGCCTTTTCAAAAAATATATGATGACGCAGTACATAAAATACAAACAGAAATAAAAAACAAATAGTTATGACAGACGAAGAATATGATTTAATAGGAAACGACTTTGGTCGTCCTGGTTATACTAATTATGGTAAGAACAATATCCCCGTAACAAGTGACATACCGAGAAGGGTAAGACTTGATCTAAGTCTTCCGGCAGAATTAGCAATAAGAAATGCGGTAGACGAAGTAGAGAAATTACGTGCTGACGTACGACTAACAGAAGCTGTAATTTTATTAGATAAAGCAAGGAACTTGGTTGCTGATTATATAGATGAACAATTAGCTAAAACAAAATAACATGAATAACTATCAAGAAAATATACAAGACGATATCCTAAAAATGAAAGCAAGTTTTGAAGGTAGTGGGGATTATATGGCAGGTGTAGGGGATGGTTTATGGTATCTATTTAATAAAGTAGTTACCGATAATGAAAATGATCTTATAGAAAAGATAATCGAAGCAAGGATATTCTACATGGAGAGTAAAAACAAATAATATGAGTTATAGCGCAAAAAGAAAGTTAGAAGATAATATAGCGGCCCTGGAAGTACTAAACGATAGGTTACAAAATAGTTATTTCCCTCTATCAGAAGAAGCGCAACAAGAGTTACTGTCTCACTATTCTGGTTGGGGGGGATTGAAAGGAGTACTTAATAACTGGGATGTTACTAAAGAACAATGGATAGAGGATGGGGCAAGTAAACAGGATATAGAACTCTACGATAGGTATCAAAAAGCCTTTGAGTTAGTTAGAGAGATATTCCCCTATAGTCAGCATAAGGAGGTTATCAATAGTATTAAAAACTCGACACTTACTGCTTTCTATACCCCTTCAGTGGTGCCTGCAACTTTTTATGAAGTACTCAAGGACTACATGAAGGTAACTACTATCTATGAACCATCTGCAGGTAGTGGGGTGTTTCTGCAAGAAGCATTTAAAGTATTCCCCTCGATAGACGAAGGAGTTGCTTATGAAAAAGACATATTAACATCAAAGGTGTTAGAAGCAATCTCAAATTGTAAATACAGAGTAAACGTATACGCAAAACCATTTGAAGAAAGTAGCGATAAGGAAAATGGCAAGTACGATTTAATAACTTCAAATATACCTTTTGGAGATATGAAGGTCTTTGACCCGAAGTTTAAGGACAATAACCTTACAGGCAAAATACACAACTACTTCTTTGCTAAAGGGGTTGATAAAATTCGTGAAGGTGGTATCTTAGCATTTTTAGTGTCAGACGCATTTTTAAATACTGTTTCAAATCGGACGGCACGTAAGTATCTCTTTGACAAATGCGATTTCATAAGCCTTGCCGTTATGCCGGATAACCTTATGAATGACACAGGAGGTACAATGGCTCCAAGTCATTTCCTGGTAGTACAAAAGAATAGTAGCAAGACAGAACTTTCCCCGGAAGAAGAGATGTTAATTGAGAGTAGTTTCGTAGAAAATGAAGGTAAGAAGTATGCAGTAAATAGGTATCTACAGGAAAATTCATTAACGTGTCTGTTTAAAGATTGTAAAACAAAAATAGGTAAGAACCAATATGGTAAACCAAGTGTAGAAGTTCATTGGGATAAAGCCATAGAGGAAATTGCGTTACCCTTCTCGGAAATTCTCAGACGTGATTTCGCTCTCAGGGGGAAGTTCGATCCAAAACCTGTCGCAAAAATAGTAGATAATTGCGACAAGGGAATAGAAATCCCAGTAGGTAAAGTAAAAGTAATAGATAGGAATCACTGGGGATGGGATCAGGAAATTCATGAAAAAGCAATTGATATAGCATTAGAACAATCAGGACTATCGGGGATGTTCAAACCAAGTTCTGAATGGGAACAGGAAGAAAAAACTTTCAGTCAGGCAGGTCTAACAACTACAGAGATAGTAGATAATTACACCAATCCAGAACAGGTAGTGCCCCCAATACAGATAAGTGATGTGTTACCAAAATATGTACCATTTAAGAACGGTTTAATAATTGAGAAATGAGAGCAGAACAAGCAAGAGAATTATCGGATACATATCATGAAGAGTATGATTATAAATTAATACAAATGCGAATAGCTAAAGAAGCATCTAGTGGTAATTACGAAGTAGTCCATCTCAATATACCAGAACAAACAAAGGCTATGTTAAGAGCAGATGGTTATAAGATATTAGATAATGGTATAGGAATTGCAGGACCAAGTTATAAAATAAGCTGGTAAAATTGTAGAAAAATGACACAAGAAGAAATAATAGAAGGAAATAAACTAATTGCTCAATTTGTAGAATTAGATGGTGGATATACAGATAAAGGATATTTAACTGTAGTTAATTATCATCGTTCTTGGGATTGGTTAATGCCAGTAGTTGAGAAAATAGAAGCTATTAGATGGATACCCCCTGGAGGAAATGATGAAAACTACTTTAGGGTATGTATAGATGGAGACCAATGTAGTGTTGATAGAGAAACACATAACTCATCTGGAACAATAGTAGATAGCTGGATGGGAGATAAACCGAAGATAGAAAGAGTATACGAAGTTGTAGTGGGATTTATACGATGGTATAATAAAGAGAAATAATGATGAACAAACAAATACTGAAACCCAAGTTAAGGGGTAAACGAAAACAATTACCAAAATGGGAAGGTTTGTGGCAGAAACTACAACAATCCACAACTATACACAAAACAGCTAGTGTAGGATTTAGTACTAGTCTATTCATGCAGGAGATATATAACTTCTTCAATGGTCCTAAATTAGATAGCCCCAGACCTATAATGATACAGATGGGAGTAAGCGCAAAAAGTGATAGGGCTGCAAATAGAAAAGCAAGAAAGAAACTGAATAAATTGATGATAAATGAAAATGACAACAAAAGAACTAATCCACGGAAATAAGTTGATAGCAGAGTATTATGAACATATAAAGTTTGCTACCAAGAATAATAACTATGTAATTGATGATGGTAAGAATAATATAAGGTACTTTGATTGGACAGATGCATTTAATTATCATGAAAGTTGGAGTAAATTGATCCCTGCAACAAAGAAAGTAATGACTGAATTATGGGAAAATGATAAAATAAAACATCCTGACACAAGTGTGTTTAACAATTTGAGATTAGTTATACCTGAGTTAGAAATAGAGAAAGTGTTTACTGCTACTGTTGAGGGGATAAAACTTTTAAATAGAATAAATGAAACAAATACTGAAATTAAGTAAAGTAGGCGAACAACTAGTAACAGAGGTACTGGACCTATCACCCCGGGAACATGAAATACTCTCTATGTATATAAAAATACGTAACAAGTATTTTGAGTTACATAGTTGTGAAGAACAATCAGATCATGGATGTAGTGAGGTTAGGAACCAACTTCTCGATCTGTACACTGATTTTTGCCAACTATTCGGGTCACCTAATAAAACGAGGAACAAGAATATTATTCTTAATGATGTTATGGGGTTCCTAATCCTGGCATCTATAGAGGTGAAGGTCAATAATCAGTTTATTCCCGCAGACGTACTTACCAGGTCACCAAAAGGCGAGATCGAAGTTTTTCGTACACAAGATTGTACTGAGGCATTAAGTCACTGTTTAGGTATCTATGGTAAAGTTGATCTCTCTATCATATCTGGTATAACTGATAAGGAACAGGATGAAGTACTGAGAGAGTTAGGGCAAATGGTATATCTAAACCCCGAGACCAAGTTATGGGAAACCAGTGATAGCTATTTGGCAGGAAACGTTTACAAAAAAATGTTAATAGCGAAGTGGGAACTGGAATCATGCAAAGAACCTGATCTGGCAAGAGAAATACAAAGATCACTCAATGCAATTAAAGATGTCCAGCCCAATAAAATACCCTGGGATCTCCTCGAATTTAATTTAGGTGAGCGATGGATTCCAGTAGAATATTATCGTGACTTCTGTACTGAATTATTAGAGGTTACTGTTAAAGTGTACCATTTTGTAACAGCAGATAAGTACAAAATAGAAAGTAGTGGGATGCATAGTAGAAAAGCATACAACGACTGGTTTGTAAGAAGCCAGTTATCTCACTCTACAGTAAACGGTTACGAATTACTGGAACATGCTCTTGAGAATACCTGTCCGAAGTTCAGCTATACAGTTGGTAGTGGAGATGATAAGGTAACTATGTATGATAGTGAAGCAATTCAATTAGCTAATCAGAAGATAGAAGATATCAGGAATGAATGGGGTCAATGGTTACTGCGTCTCCCCGAGAGCAGGAAAGATGAGTTGGTAGATGTGTATAATAACCTATATAACTGCTATGTGCTACGTAAGTATAATGGCGATCATCTGAAACTACCAGGCATAGATCTATCGAAACTGGGTAAGAACAATACACCAATTGAGTTGTATAAATCACAAAAAGATACAGCATGGAGAATAATAACAGATAGAGGGGCAATAGTAGACCATGAAGTCGGATCAGGAAAAAGTTTAATATGTGTGATAGCTGCCCACGAGATGAAAAGGATGGGGGTTAGAACTAAACCGGCTATCTTATGTCTTAAAGCAAATGTACAGGAAATAGTAACTACTTATCGTAAAGCATACCCAAGTGCTAAAGTACTTGCTCCGGGGGAAACTGACTTTGAGAAGAGTAATCGTGTAAGGTTGTTTCACGAGATGAAGAATAACGACTGGGACTGTATCATAATGACACATGACCAGTTTGGTAAGATCCAGCAAGACCCCCAGATAGAAAAAGAAATAGCACAGGAAGAAGTAGATAACCTGGAAAAAGATCTGGCAACTTTACAGAAGTGTGGGAATATCATCTCCAGGGGTATGAAAAAAGGTCTGCAAAAAAGGAAAGCTAATACAGAAGTAGCAATCAAAAAATTACAGGCACAGATCAATAGTAAAAAGGATGATGACATCAACTTTGTAGACATTGGTATAGATCATTTACTAATAGATGAAAGTCACAAATTTAAAAATTTAGCATATGTTACCCGTCATGATCGTGTAGCAGGATTAGGTAATCAACAGGGATCACAACGAGCTACAAATATGCTGTATGCCATACGTACCTTACAGAAAAGGTTTAATGGTGATCTGCAGGTAACGTTTCTATCAGGAACCCCGATAAGCAATAGTCTTACAGAAATGTATCTGTTGTTCAAGTACCTGCGTCCCCGTGAGTTGGAAAGACAGAATATCAGCAACTTTGATGCATGGGCAGCAGTATTTGCCAAAAAGACTACAGACTTTGAGTTTAGTGTTACTAACCAGATCATAGCTAAAGAACGGTTCAGGCATTTTATCAAAGTACCAGAGTTGGCACTGTTCTATAACGAAATAGCCGACTTCCGTACCAAGAAGATGATCAACATTGAGGAACCGGAAATGGTAGAAGAGTTAGTTAATCTTCCCCCTACAGAAGATCAACAGGACTATATACAAGCTCTTATCAATTTCGCTACTACAGGGGATGCCAGTTTTATAGATAGACCACCTCTTACAGATGGAGAGAAAGCAGCTAAAATGCTTATAGCAACTAACCTTGCTAAGAAGATGTCTACAGATATGAGGTTAATAAACCCTGCATTGTATGACGATCATCCTGGGAATAAAGTGAATGTCTGTACAGAAAAGGTAAAGTCGTTCTATAATAGCTCTACGGAGTTTAAAGGTACACAGTTGATCTTTTGTGATATGGGAACCCCCGGAACAGAAGGGTTTAAACTGTACGAGGAGTTGAAGAAGAAGTTAATATGGTCCGGAATACCTGCAGAAGAAATAACCTTTATCCATCAGTGGAATGAGCGCAATAAACATGAGTTGTTCAAGAAAATGAACGATGGTGACATCAGAGTACTCATAGGATCGACAGACAAGGCAGGTACAGGGTTGAATGTTCAACAGAGGGTAGTTGCTATGCATCAACTGGATATCCCCTGGAAACCAGCAGAATTGACACAAAGAGTAGGTCGAGGGGTCAGACCAGGTAACTGGGGAGCAAAGTTGTACCAGGATAACAAGGTATACAACTTCATCTATGCAACAGAAAGGTCACTGGATAACTACAAGTTCACACTATTAAAGAACAAGCAGACCTTTATCAGCCAGATGAAACAGAATGAGCTACAGGTAAGGAGTATTGATGAAGGTTCTATAGATGAACAGAGTGGTATGAACTTCGCGGAGTATATAGCTGTTCTCTCGGGGGACACAACTCTGTTAGAGAAAGCTAAGATAGATAAGAAGTTGGCAGTACTGGAAAAGTTAAAGAGTGCTCACTATAGGGAGATCAGTAATAACAAGTATCTGTTAGCACATAAAGAGGAAAGGTTAGAGATAGTTACCCCGTTAGTGAAGGAACTTGCAAGGGATGATATACAATATCAAAAACTACTTACGAAAGATGAAACAGGTACTAAGGAAAACCCCCTTGAAATCCCCGCTATCCTGGGAGTTATACAACAGGAGCAGGAAAAATGGGAGAGTATTAAGAAACAGAAGGAAGAGATAGAAAAGAATGAGGAACTACAGCCGGGAGAAAGAAGAGCACAACTTAAGGAGTTACGCAGACAGGAAGAAGAGATCAAGGATAAACCCGTAATAGTAGGGGAGTATCTTATGAAGTTGTGCAAGTTATGGGAGCCTTCCCCCGGACAAGACAGAGAGATAATAGGTAGCCTGTACGGATTTGACCTGTACATAGAGCGAGTGAATCACATGGAAAGAGAGATCGAAAGTGAGGCAACAAGAACTATCTATGGTAGCAATGCAATTAACTATAAGAATAAGTTCTTTGCTATGCATCCCGGGGGGACTATAAAGTATACGTACAATCACGGTATACCTAGTTTTGCTTCAAGTCGTATCGCGTCAAGGCAATTCCTAAATTCCCTCGAACGCATCTCCGGGTTATATGAAACCTATACAAGAGAAAGAGAAAATCTTCTTAGGGATGTGGATGGCCTTAAAAAGATGGAAGTAAAAAGTTTCCAAAAAGAAGACGAGATCATCTTCCTCCAGGGGGAAAGCAAAAGGTTAGAAAAAGAGATAAAAGTTAAGATCGGTGCTAAACCAATTACTGTTTAGCTTCTATAGGGGAGGTTTAGAAAGTGTTCAAAAACCGACAATGGTAAAATCTCTGGAAAGCCTCTGTGGTATTGCACTACAGGGGTTTTTCATTGATACTATTCCAGCGGTAGAGAATAGAAGGCGCAAGAATACATATAATAACTAAAAACATGAATCAATACTACAAAGGCTTTCCGCCAAAATATATAAAAAATTATGGTGTCAAAAATGGACATAAAAATAAATTTGTCAAAAAATGGAAGAAAGTATAAGAATATCAAAAGATGGTAGTATATTTGTCCAAAATCTGATAATGAATAAACTCCCCGAAATAGATGAAAGCAAGCTAGGTAAAAACCCCTTTAGTCAGGAATTAGTAATAGAAGTAACAAAAATACAAGATGAGGGAAAGTTCATAAAAGACGAAGATGGTATAATGTTACCTGCTCATCATTATGTAGAAAAACAGAAGTATGTAAAGTTCTACAAGTTTAAAGGAGCAAGGGATCACATACTAAGTCTCTCTGGGGGGGCATTAAAAATGATAATGTATATAGGATTTACTATAGATGGTAGTAAGGATTATCTACGATTAACTCCTGATACATATAGCAAAAAGACTGAAAAAGGTAGTCTTAATACATATAAAAGAGCAATAGAAGAATTGGTGTTAAAAGGTTATTTAACCCCCACTATGTACAAATATACATACTGGGTAAATCCTGCAATGTTGTTCTCTGCGAATAGAATAAATAAGTATCCGGATAAAACAAAAATTAAAGGTACTCATACTAGTACTGAACAAGAAGAGTTTGAACAAGATCAAAAATAAATAAATTATGATAACCTGGGAAAAAGAAAGGAGCATAGAAGAAATCAATCAGAAATTAATAACTCTATGCATACTAGCAATTCGTCATCGTAGTGCTGTAGCGGATAAAGTGATTAACTACAGGGAAGAAATATTACAGAAAATAAGAGAGTTTGAGAACGATCAAAAATAGTATGGAAGATAGAAAATATCTATGGTCATGGGATAGAGGAGCAGATAATACCTCTGGTATAATTACTATACAAATAGTGCCAATGAAAGAGTTTGATGAAGTAGGTCAATATACAAAAGCCGAATGTCAATTATTGACAAAACTATCACAGGAGATCCCTGCCCCTGTATGGTTAGAATGGAAATGGCTTCCAGATGGAACTAATACAAATGATCAAAACAGAAGAAATGCTGAAGCGTTCAATACAGAATTAATGAAAAGGTTTAATGAACAAAAATAGAAATATATGACACCAAGAGCAAATAAGTACATAGCAAAAAAGAAGAGAAAAGGAATTAACCATATGGTAAAACTCTCATCGGGTGAATTGGTGATGGTACTGCCAGATGAACCAGTACAGGTAAATGGGGGATATGAATATACAGTAAAATTGGTTAAAAACTGAATTAATATGACAAACGAAGAATTAATAGAGTTAGTAAATGAAGTAGACAGTATAAATGCTGATCTGTATAATCAATGTACAACATTAGATGAAAAAGGTAAACACCAAACTGACCCTTGGATATGGATGGAGATACAATATGGAGTAGGTCAAGAAGTAGTTGTAGAGTTTTTAGGTGAGTATCTATACAACACTCAAGATGACCCGAGAAAGTTTGATGAAGATAAGAATAACTATGAACCTATAGAGAGATTTCTGAGAAATAAGGCAAATGAATTAATAGATAAACTACAAAAGATAAAGTTATGAGCTATTTTGAAGGAACAAATTATCAAGCGAAAAAAGAAGATCAGGGTAAGTCGCTATTTGGAAAAGAAGATAAAGTTGTAAAAGAACTAACTCCGGAACTGTCAGAGAAGTTATGGAAAGGTATACAACAGAAACTACATGACCAGAGAGTATCAAAGGATATGGTATTGCATCATCTTAAACAAATAAAAGCACAGTTGGGAAAAGAAAGAGTGAAACCTGTAATAGGAGAATGGGATAATGGATATAGACAAGGTATTTCAATGGCAATAATAATGATAGATAAGAAAATAGAAAAAGTAAATAAGTTATGATTAGCGAAAAAAGAATGAAAGAATATGCAATTAAGTCTGAAAAAATAGATACTGTCTATTATAAGTTTAAAGAAACTTTAAAGTCAACAAGATTTTATGCAAAAGATGAAGATAATAGAAAAAGATTGCAAATACAAATGTCAGTAATGAGAAACATAGCATTAGTACAACTTGAACAAATCTATAATAAATGAAACTAAGCAAAGAAAATAAGACGAATAGACAAAAGTTAGCAGCTTTAGAGCATCCTGGAGCACTACTGATGTTAGTTGACTTTCTTAGAGAAACAGAAGGAGATATAGTAAATTATCTAAGTGATGATAGTTATATACCCAATCAAGTAGCAGAAATAGCAACAAGATTGAAAGTACAGTACCTAA